TATATATTCCACCTTTGTATTTTGCTAATTTTAGATCATCAAAATTACCAACAGGTATATCGTCCATTGCAGTTTTAGTATCTATATAATAATTATTGATACCAGGATGCTCAATACCTTGTAGCAAATGCACTAGTGCTTCTTCACCATCTCCTGGTATAATGTAATCTACCATTTTTGTTTCTAAAAGGTTAGTAACAGTATTACTTCCTGGACCACCTAACACAATTTTTTTGTTTGGGTATTGATCTTTGAGATATTTACAAAGTTTTTCCGCTGCATATGCACTTTCAAAACTGAAAAGACTAAGGCCTATAAATTCACAACTTTTTGGTATATTTTGGTCAAAGTAATTTTCTATCCATTTGCAATTTTTTTGCCACAAACGGTCAAATTCTTGATCTTGTAATTTGTTACCATCAACTGTACCAAATTCCCAATACTTTTTATCATCGCAGATATCAAAAAAATCTCTATTCCAGTCATAGTAAATTGACTGTATATTGTTCTTAAGAAGATATGCTTTTAAGACTGCTGGACCTGCAGGTGGTGTATCAGGAGAGATTTTTGGTACAGTAAAAAATACAATTTTTACCATTTCCTATTTACAAACCTCTATCGAATCTTTGCCCTCTAGTGAATCTAATCCCGTTCATTCTAACTCCAGAGCCAACTGAAATAGGACGTTTAGGAAATGTGCTTTGTGTAAATGCAGATTGCTTTTGATAGCCGACTTTAGCATCTCCGCCTTCTAAGCTGTTATAGTCGTTCCAATTTGAATCATTAGGTCCTGTTGATTCTGTGCCAAAATAAAAATCACTTGCATCCTGGTTATCTAGTCCTTGGAAATATGCTTTTACTTCTGCGTATGTCCAATTTCTATTATATTGTATCAAAGTTGCAATAAAACCTGCTCCTACAGGACATGCTGCACTAGTGCCTCCAAATCCACAGTCTTCTGGGATTCCTGCACCACTACCACTGTTAGCTGTGAATCCAGGATATGTATCTGGATACTGTCCTTCTGAAGTGTATGATTTATTTGCTGCTAAAATGCCATCAGCTGCAAAATATGCATCAATGCCGTTACCTCTGTCGCTATAGTTTACTTTGCGCTCTAGATTTCCGGTAGCATATTCATCATCGAGAGCACCAATATTGATAGTTTTGTATATTGTTTCTTGTGCTGTAACTTGTATTTCGCCACCCATTGAAGAATGGCTATTACACTTGTAATAAAATGTTCCTGCTGTTGTTGGTGTCCAAGTTATTGTTGTACCGTCATAAGCACCTTGTCCTGTAGCACCATCAACTTGGTCGCTTGCACCACTAGTATTAGATGTTTTTATAAACATTATATGGCTTGAATTTGCATCATTTGTCAGTTCTATAGTATCACCAACTCGTATAGCGATTGGTCCGTTATTATAATCTATAGCACCTGTCCTATCTGTACCTACTATTCTATAGTAGCTACTGCCTCCAGGAGCAGTTGCGTTAAAAGAAAATGTTCCAGCATTTATAGCTTCTTTACCGCCTTGTTGTGGAAATCCACGTCTATTTGTGGTGCCAGTAGTTGCAACACTAAACTCGGAATAACTTGAATCTTCTAAACTTCTTGTAGCAATATCACTAATATAGTTATTAAAATCTGCATGATCCCAATTTACTTGTTTTTGGTTACTATTACCCGCAGCACAAACAAAAATTACACCTGCATCTATTAATTCATCTAAAGCAGTTGTAAGGGAGTTTGTTTTCATTTCCGATTTCCAGCGTCCTGAATCACCTGTAAGACCCATATGAGATATAAATGTAGGTTCACTACCTGTGCCACCATATTGTACAGGTGCGTCTGTGCGGAAATGATAGTAATCACCGGATGAACCTTTGTTTGAACGATATCCCCAACTGTTAGAAATCACAGTAGGATCTTGAGTATCATATTTTGGATTTACTGGTTTGACATTGTGGAATATTTTTTGTATATCAAATCCACGTTCAATGTCTGTGCCATAAAGTCCGTACAAATTATGTACCCATTTGTTTGCATTAAATGCCCAACCTTGTGTTCTACCAAATGTTAATGCGCAACAAGGTGTAGAATGTTCGCAAATACTACTCAAACCAACTGTAGGCGGTTGTGCAGTGTTACTACCATTACAGTTTGCTCTTGTGTAACTTGATGTAATTGTTGTTACAGTACCTGCTGTTGGATGTTTAGCGTTAAAAATGTTGCTTCTATAAGCTGTATCCTGCCACCACAGTCTTGCATAAGACTCAACAGGAACAACAGTTCCATCCCAACGAGTTGTTAATCTTTCTCCAGGATCTGCATCATAATACCAAGGATCTAAGTAATAAGGTGCATCTAAAACTAGATCTAATAAATCACATGTTCCATTGCCAGGTAATTTATTTCCACCTGTATATCCGTTTGGTTTTGATGCTGCACAGTTATTTTGGAATTCAGGATGGCCTATCCATCCAGCGCCGTCGTCTGCAACAATTACATCAACATCTGAACCATCCCCGTATTGCGTTACTTCTGCTTGATATACATAACTATCAGTTCTACTTTCATCTACCCATCTATCAAGTTTTTCAGCATGACGAATCAAACTCCAAGGACCTCTATTATAGTCTTCTGAGCCAGGTGTTCCTGGAAGTGTATTGCTGTTCTCGTGTTCTCTATATAGTTTAACAGTACTTCCGTTCCATCTATTAAACGAGTTTGCAGTTTGTGGTGTAGCATGTAATTCATCAGGTGGTGGAGCATATGTTTCTGGATACATTACGTAATCAATGTTAACAAATTTAACTCTTGAATCATTTTTTAATGCTTCTGCTTCTTCGTCAGTTAGTAAAAAAGTTCCTCTAGTTGGCGAATGTGCTTTATCATCGTGACAACTACATGCTCTATCGGGTATATTTGATATACTAGTTGTTTGACATAAATCTGTGTGGATACTGTTGTAATCTTCTGCACTATATGTGCCTAATTGATAATACTTTTCTGACATTGTTTATCCTTATACTATTGGGCTTGTATCAACAATCTTCCAAGCACCATTCACGTACATTTCTGGACGATTGTTGTCAGTGTTGTAAATCATATCTCCATTTTCAGCTGATAAAGCATCACGTTCTGTGTCAGTAAAACTTGCAAGTTTGAATGGACTTTGAGTAACTTCTACTCTTGTGCCTGCTGTAAGAAGTAATCCTGTATCAGATGTTAGTTCAGGGGTTCCTGCTCCTGTTGCTGTAAAGTTTGTTACTTCTAATGTGTCACAAACAAGTGTGTTACTCACTACTAAGTTATTTTCTACTGTTAAATCACTACTCATTGTCACAGGAGGAGTAATTAACAATGTACTACTATCTGTTGTATCAATTGTACTAGCTGTTAAACTTATAGCACCTGCTGCAAGATAGTTTGATATTGATGCAGAACCTATAACATCTAATTCAACTGTTGGTGATGTTATACCAATACCTAATTTTTGATTTTTCCAAACCACATATTTATTAGCAGTTGATAAATCGCCTTCACTATCTTGTCCAATGTAAATTGAATCTTCTCTACCATATATAACACCTGTGGTTAATGTACCTACGCTGTCATTTCTTGTAAAGTTAATTTGACCATATTTTACTGATGTATCGCCATCTAAATCACTACTGCTTTTTCTAACAAGTGTTACTACACCGTTATTTTCTTGTCCGTTTATTTCAAAACCAACTTCTGCTGATGCCCCACCGTTATCTATAGTTAAAATATTACTTGAAGCAACAATTTGTGATGCATTTAGTGTACCAAATAAATCGCCGTTGATTCCATCTACTATTAAAGCACTATCGCTTGCAAAAACACTACCTTTTAGGTCGCCATTTAGGCCACCTGTTGCTACTACACTTGCAAAACTAGCAGCATTACCGTTAAAATCTGTACCTGTGACATTACCTGTTATACTTATAGAACCAGCACCGTTGAGTTGTGATGTTGAACCTATTGTAATATCAGCATTTGTAGACATTTCAATGTCTACACTAAAAGTTGCTAAAACATCGTCTAAAGTAATTACAGGACCTGTAGTTGTGTCTGTAATACCTGTTATACTACCACCGCCTGACGCTGTAATTAAGTTACCACCCGGTGTTGTACCGTCGCCTATGTAAAGTCTTTTTGTATCAATTGTCCAAACTGGTTCACCAGAATCCGGAATGAAGCCTGCATCATCTCTTTCGGCTTGTGTTCCGCGTCTTAATCGCAATGCCATTATAAATTTCTCCTACGGTAGTGTTGTATATATTTATCACTTTTAAGGAGAAACTTATCTATTTAATTTCATGAACTTTTTGGTTCTTTTAGATACATCTCTTTTTAATTTAGATGTATTTAATCTAAAGTCTACACTTTCAATTTTTTGCTCATACTCTTGAAAAAATTCATCTAATACATCATCAACATTTTTTGTTTCTTTTGATGATTGATTTACATCTATTTCCCAAATTTTGCCATCGTTAAATGTAACTATTATAAGATTAATATATTCAAGAGGGAGGAAATCCATATCTATGGAGTCAAATATTTCCTCCCAATATTCGTCGGAATTAGTATTAGCTTGTTGCACTTTCTGTAGTCTTTTTACTTGTTTTTCTCTTCGTTGGTACTAGCTCTTCTGCTTGTTCACGAAGTGCCTTTGCTTCTTTGAATAAGGCATCTGCTTGACTACGATATTGAGCAGCCAGTTGTTCGTCTGTAATTACTCCATCTGATGCTGGAGTTTCTGTGTATGTGGCTACAGGATCAACTGGAGTGTCGTTAGATCCATCAACTGGTTGAATTGTTCCATCAGGGCCTTTTACTGCTAAGTCTGCAACAGTAACACCTTTTTGATCTGCAATCATTTTGTTTAATTCGTCAAGACCAACAACCGTTGCATTATTAGGAGTCATTTCAATTAAGTTTGTTGCAACTTTGTTAAGTTTACCTGTGGAATGGAAGGCAGCAAGCATTATTCTACCATCTGGTAGATAAGATCTTGCCATTGCTTCTGCAAATTCGTCAGCAGTTTGACCTGCATCGGATTCTACTAATTTAATTAATGTGTCGTGTTCGTCTGCACTAAGATTTTCTGTTTGCACAACCAAGCAATTATCTGGTTCACCAGGAACTACTCTATATGCTACAATAACTTTGCGCCTATTATTTTTTACACGACCAACGTGTTTATAACTAGGCATTATCGGCCTCCTTTTCAGTTGCAGGCGCAGTTGGCGGAGGTGTTGTTGCAGCCGCTTGTGCTGCCTCTTGACCTTCTTTTGCCGCTTTGGCCTGTTCTTCGACTTGTTTCAAAAACGCATCGAGTTTATTATACAAAGCACCAACCTGTGCAAGCTCATTTGCCTTAAATGTGCCACGATCTGTAGCTGTTTCGATAACAGCTCGGGCAAGGGCAAGATCAGTAATTGTAAGCTCTTCGGCTTGTTTTTGTTGTTCAGTCATATTTTTTTACTCCTTGTATATTACTTATAATGACTTTGTTAATTGTATTTCAAATGTGGACAAGCTAACATAAAATAACTTAATTCTTTTCCACTTTCGAATCCAACTGTGTACACTGTTCCTATAGTATTATCATCATTTAGCTCTACATTATGGCCAAAATAATATCTACCTTTAAGATGCGAGTGTATCCAATCACAAATAGCATTTTCTAAATTATATCTTTTTTTGAGATTGGTTGTAGTGAAATGCGTAGGACAAAATTTTACCCTACGCTTTAACAAAACGTCTAATGGGTTTGGTTCTTTTAGTTTCAAGCTGCCTCCTCATAATGGCATGTCATACCAAAAGGACCGTTTATAGACTGATCTTTATTTCCGTGAATAACAAAAATTGTATCACAGTAGTCTGGATCGCCCCATGAATCCCAAGCATACCCATCTGTAAACATAATGAATTTTTTCGGTGTAATATCGTTGTTTTTCATATAAATCCAATTGGCCATAAAGTCGGTACCACCACCGCCTATTACTTCGTAGTCTGCAATATCTTCGCCATCATCTGCACTGTAATCTTTTTCGTTGTACACCTTAGTGTCAAAACACCAAATTTTTACTTTATAATCTTTGAATTCTTCCATAATACCTTTTACTTCACTAAGGAAAATTGCAGCCTGATCATCACCAATTGATCCGCTCATGTCAATGCTTACACAAATATCAATTGTATCAGCAAAAAGCGTACCTGGAAGTATTGCACCTGTATGCCATGCTTTACGTGATGGGCGAGCAAACGTGTAATCACTTTTAATAGTGCTTTGAATTTGCTGACGTAGTATTTCACGCCAGTTCATTTTAGGCTCGGTCATTTCTTTGATCATACGCTGTATTTCGCCTGGTACATTACCTGCACCTGCACTTTGAGCACTTTGGATCATTGCTTCTTTGATCTCGTCACGTATTTGATCTAGTTCTGCTTTGCTGTATTTTGGGCGTCCTTTACCTTCTTTTTCTTCGCCCTCTTCTCCGTCACCATCCATATCAAGGTGCTCGTCAAGCATTTCGCCATTTTTGTCTAATTCTTCAAGTAATTCTTGTAATTCTTTACCACGTTGTTTTGCATCTTTGTAAAGAGTATCGTAAACTTCTTCTGATGTCCAACCACGATACTTAAAGTCTTGGAAGCAATCAACAATACTTGGTTTTTCACCAATACGTTGATCAACCAAAAGATTGTTAACAATGTAATCTGCTGAAATATTGTAAAGCATAGGATGTCGATCTTCTCTACGTCCTAAGTGATCAAATACACAGTGTAAAATTTCGTGTGCAATAACAAATTCTATTTCTTTGTTATTCATAGCATTGAAAAATTGTGTATTGAAATACAAGTTACGTCCGTCTGTAGCGGCAGTCATGCACCATTCATCGGCAGCAATAATTTTAAGTCTTGTTGCCATGTTACCAAAGAATGGATGTCTTAGTAACAAACCTACTCGTGCAACAATAATACGATCCAAAACATCTTTACGCATTTCTTCTAATGCATCTTCAGTAATGTCAGGATCGGGTTGCCAGTTTTTTAGTTTTGTTTGTTGTTGTTTTGCAGACATTTGCATTGCAACGTAATATGGTACAAAATCTAACATGTTATTCCTCTTTTTCTCAGTGCCTATATATGTTATAGCATTATTTACAAACATTGTCAACCTAAAAAAGAAAAAAATGGGCGACAGACAGCCGCCCATTTGTAGTCATCTTATGCCGATTGTGCGGCTTTGATGTATTTGCCGTAACGATCATGGAACTCATCAAAACACTCAACTGCATCAGGATCGATTGGCAATGAGTATTGTGTAAGAGCAAGTTTGATACCCATAACAACTAATTCAGTGTCAAAGTTATCCATTGCAAAACGTAAAAAGTTGTTAACTTTAGAGTCAAACTTTTTATCGTTTTTATCACTTGCTTCTTTTAGCTCGTAGCAGAGAGACACCGTCAAGGAATACATGGCACTGATTTCTTTGGTGCTCATCTCTTTAACCTTACCTGCAAGAATATCTGTTGGGTTAGGCATATCTGCGGCTATTTTTCGATGCGCCATAAATTTTACAGCAAGACCTTCGCCGACTGCACCAGCAACCAAATCGGTTATTGTAGTTTCGTCAGCATCTTCTTCAAGCAATTCACTTACAAAAGTCCACGAACGTGGAGTAGCAAATGAGCGACTTGGAGATCTAGGGTCAAAATCATAAAGATCTTTTTTAGCAAAGTTAAGATAACCTACTACGTCTTTATTGATTTTAGCGTCAACCGCCCACTGAAACCAATCACCAAAATCGACAGCCATTTCCAAATGGATAAAGCGATTAGCAAGTGGTGCTGGCATCCGGTAAGTAACACCTTTGTCAGCTTCGCGGTTACCTGCCGCAACAATAATTACATTGTCGGGCAATTTGTATTGTCCTACTCGACGATTAAGAATCAACTGATATGCTGCCGCTTGCACAGCAGGTGCAGATGAGTTCATTTCGTCAAAGAACACAACAATATTATCATATTGACTTGCAAACTCTTCGTCTGGAAGTTCTGAAGGAGAACCCCAAACCATTTTGCCAATGTTAGAGTCAAAATATGGAATACCTTTAATGTCTGTTGGTTCCCAAAGACTCAAACGAATGTCAATAAGATGACTGTTAGGCAAACTATCTGTAATTTGCTCAACAATTTCTGATTTACCAATACCTGGTGGCCCCCACAAGAAAATTGGACGTTTCTTTTTCATTGCTAGTCGAATAGCATTTTTTGCCTTGTTAGGCGTTACGGTGCGTGTAACTACTTCCATTTTGTATTCCTTCTATGTTTATCAGTGCCTATAACTTAATATAACATAAAAAACACAAAGGTCAACCTTTTTTTGCACGATTCATTGCTTTTGTTAAACCATATTTACGTAAATCACCACTGAAAAGTCCTAGTTCTACTGCTTTCTTTTCATTAGTGACCGTAATACTTCTATTTGTTAGGTAATAAGGACAATCAATAAACTTGTCGAGAAATATTAATATTTGGGTAGTAATGGGCATATCTCTCGGATATGGAATATCATAAGTTTGTAAGCCTATTTCGTTTATTACATCAAATCCATCTTCTGTAAGGCGTAAACCACCCTCTTCTTTGTCTCTAGTGTTATACCACCATATAGGCATAAATTCTTTTACACTTATATCGTTATAACTTTTGCCTTGTTCTTTGAGAAATAGTTTTGTATATGTAAGTTTATTAGGCATTGTTAGTTAATGTTTCGCCTTCAGTAAGTTTTACAACAGTAAACTCATCTGTTTTGAACATTTGATTTAATTTTTTTGCTAGATTAAATGCATGACCTGGATTGCTAAAACTTGTTTTTTTGTATTTAGGACCAGGATAACTTGTAAGTGCATTAGATGATTTTAAGTTAAATGGTTTATCTTTGAAAAATACTGCCCATATAGCTTCTGCATCTAAAACTTGTTCGCACTTGTAGGTGGTGCCATTTGTATATTCTAACAAAATATGTGGTTTAGGCCTACTCATATTAACTCCTATTATATGCGTATATATTTATCATTTTTTTGAGTTAACTGGTAGTTTATTTCCATTCACCGCTATCCATGGAAATTTCAATTACTTGTTCTTGTTGCATCTTTTTAACTTGATCTGCAACAAATTTTTCTAAGTCTCCATGCATCCTTGTCATTACAAGTCCTAGTGTACTTGCTAATGTTTTAGCGGTATTGATATCCATTCTTACTTCTTTAGCTCTACTAGCTTCAGCACTTTGTACCTGTTGTAGAAACTGTTGTATTGCAGAAGTATTAATTGGCTCTGTTGACATTGCTTAATGCGGCTTTCATTTCAAATTCGGTCTTAAATGGTCCCATAAACTCATTACGCTCAATAGTAATTAGCTTCGGACAAAAACTTTTTAACCAATTCACGTTAAATTTTACAAGATAATATCCTGCACAGTATATACTTTTTGACTTTTCACTTTTGGTAAACAAAGGTAATTTTTGTTGTATATCAAACATACTATTAAAAGGTTTAGTTCTAGTAGGATATCCATGAACTTCTTTAAGATTTTCAGTTTCGTTGTTATTTTTAATTTTTGCAATTAAAAAATCTTTACCAAACTTCTTTTTCAAAGCATTTTCGGATTTGAATATTTCAACACTGCTTTTACTTGACATAACAAAGCCATCATCTTCTTTGCTAAGTGTACCAACTCGTACACCTTCATTTTCTACAATCCAAAATTTGTTTTTTAGTACAGGTTTTGCTGTAACTGTCATATATTATACCTCGCTTGTAATGGTTCTGCATATTGTGCGGCGTTATCTGCAATACGCTGTAGATCCCACTTTGCACAAAACTTCATTAGTCGCATACCTACTTGACTAATGTTTTTGCTTTCTACTGATTGTATGGTATTATTTATTTCTTGTTTAATGTGTTCGGGCTGTGCAGTCAAGTCACATAGTGTAACATTGCGATTGTAATCATCTAATACACGATGTTCTTCGCCATTGTGATCTACCCAACGCTGTAGCATCATGTTATTCCAATTAAAGCCTTTTGTTGCTTTGTCTTCAAATGCTTCAATAAGACCTACCTTGTTTTTAGTGCCTTTCTTGCGGACACCTGGATAAGCACTAAACACGTTGTCACTAGTGTCACCACGCATACACTTTTCAAACAACATAAACGCAGGATCGGGTGCAGGCTTAGGCTCACCTGTCTTCTTATCAATTACTGGTTGGCGTTTCTTATCATCAAAATAACCTTCGTGTGTAATAATAGTATTACTTACACCATTATATTGCTGAACATTAGGCGAAATAAGTTGTGCAAAATCGCCATCTGTACTAACAATAACATGTTTATCGTTAGGATGATTTTGTACCCAGCCTGCAATAAGATCATCAGCCTCTAACACTGGATTATGTAGCACAGTGCAGTTTGTTTTGTTACCTACAAAATCTTTGAACTCATCAAATATTTCCCAAAAGATTTTATCTTCTTCTGCTTCACGTGGACTCATAGCGTCACGATGTTCTTTGCGGTTACGCTTGTATGGCTCATAGAAATCTTTACGCCAACTGCGTCCTTCTAAACAAAAAACAACGTGTGAACCGCTAAAGTCTTGCCACGCTTTCTTAATGCTGTTAAGTGTGATGTGCATAGCCATGCCAACTTTAGTATCAATGTCGCCACGTACAACATGACGAGCACGGAAAAATGTGTTAGCAGTATCAATTAGGATGTAAGTCATAAAACTCTTCTTCTACATAACGTTTCAGTTCATGGTCACCGATATTATCAGGAACCTCTCTCTTGTAGAATAAGCGATAGCTATCGCTACCATATTTGCCTATTCCATGTAACATTGTAGCATCTTCTCCGTCCCATGTCAAGAAATCATTACTCATACGTTTCAAACGGTTATACCTAATGTTAACCATTCCTAAACTTTCTATGATGCTTTTAACAGTGTTTGCTGGTGTATTCAAAAAATGTACAGGCGTAGGAGCAACAGTAAATAATATGGGTAAAACTTTTTTTACTTGTTTTCTACCTGTGCAATTCAAACAAATTACACCAACCATATGTTGCCAAACAGTTTCTACTTGCTGTTGGACCATAAGGTCATCTCTCATGAAACCTCGCTTTTTCCTTTGCTAATAGGTACAACATTTATATACCCTGCGTTTCTATTTGTATCCATTCCTTCTTCACTTAACATATTATATACTATATCTCGGAACCATCTGTCAACCACTTCTTCTTCTGGATCGCCTTCTTCTCCATATCCTGATTCAAGAAGTTGTTTAATAAAATATTCGTTCCAATCTAATTCAAAAAATCCATTTCTTACGTTATCTTGATTGACTTTGACATCAAGTACG